TCATCATCGAAAAACAGCGACAAGTAGGAAGAAACATCCCTCAAAAGAAGGTAAGTCCATATGGTTAATCCCAATGTGCGGTAAACCCGGAAGTAATCCCTATCCTAGAGACTGCTAAACCGAAATTAGCTGATATAATGATGAAATTGTGAGCTTGTTTTACTAACCCTGCAATGGCCAGGTCGGTCATCGTATCACGCAAGACTATCTCCTAGGAGACATGCTATGTTGGTTTCAAAACCATGTGAACGAGAGCTTCTTGACTATGCAATTGCCTTTCGAATCCCCACTGAGATTTCAAAGCCCTTCATCTCGAAGGTACTCAGATGGGAGACGTGTAGTGGCCAAGAATGGACTGTAAGTAGAATCAAAGAGATAAAGCTGGATTTTGTTAGGATTAAAGCAGGGCTTCAACCTTGTTCCGAGCATATTAGTTTTTCAGGTCCCCTAAAGGGTCTGAGGACTTACGGCTTAAAACACCGTAAGAACTTCTCTAAGATAATCAATCTTTTACAGATTTATACCATTATGTACGCACCCAGCGTTACCCTAAAACAGGAACGTAAGTTTCTGGATGGCGTTGGTTCTACACCGATCGAAATTTCTCAACATCTTAAAGATTTGCTTAAGGCGGCTGTACGTTACAATGGTTTAAAGGTTGGGTTTACCCCTGATCCTCCTCCATTTGCAACGATGCCTTTAAGCAACAGCAGACGTGCTCCCCTTGTCGATGGACATTCTTATCCTGAAGACAAAAATCACTGGGAGTCCTTAATGTTCTTAACGGCCACATCAAAAGGTCGTGACCTCCTAGATAAGTACCCATTAATTTGGGAGTCCTTATTGAAAGGAATAGAACAAGTAAAGTGTGACAATCAACCATGTTTTATTTTTACGGTTGGTAAGATAGGTTTAATCCAAGAACCTGGCTTCAAGCTTCGTGCTGTTGCCAATCCTGGACGAGTTTTCCAACGGGCTTTGAAACCCTTTGGTGACCAGATATATGATGCTCTCAAGGGCTTGCCCTGGGACTGCACTCATAATCAAGATAAACCTAATCATGTCATACAACGTCATTTACGTGAGAAACGCACAGCTTATGCTGTTGATTTAACTGGAGCTACGGATTATTTCCCTCTAGACTTACAGTTAACTGTTCTTGATTCCATGTTTGTCCGCAAGGATTACATAGAATTGTTCCATGAACTGTCCAGATCCCCTTGGTGGTATACAGGTAGTGACGGTAATCGTCGCTTGATATCCTGGACCAAGGGCCAACCGTTGGGTTTATACCCTTCGTTTGGTGCGTTTGCTTTAACTCACGGTTTGCTGCTCTTCGCTTTAAACGATTTTTCCCATAAGGAAATGTTTTACGTTTTAGGCGATGATGTTGTCATCCTTGATGAAACCCTTTATAACCGATATACCAAGATTTTGGAAACTCTTGGCTGTCCATTTTCCCCTAATAAAACTATAAGTTCTAGTCTCTTAACAGAGTTTGGTGGAAAGATCTTTTGTGACGGTGAGGTTTTGCCTCAACCGAAGTGGAGATCCATGTCTGATGATAACTTTATTGATATCCTCAGAAATATCGGAATGTCTGGGCGGCGTCTCTTGAAGGTACGACAGCGCCGGGTGGCGCGACTTTTGGAAGATATCCCCGAGTTTCTCGGTGGCCTTGGGTGGAACCCTAAGGGTATTCCTTTTGAGGAAAGATACCAAAAGTACTTATCATATCAAAGAGATGTTAGTAAAACTTACTTCATGAGCTATAACGAGAATATAAACCGTTGGAATTATTCCGCGGGATTGAAATTCTCTTACACTCCGGATACTTTTGTATCGAAGAGTGAGGAATTCGACCAGAATTCCTTGGACTTAGTTGCCAAG